CGCCCGGACTGTTAATCCAGATCGTAATGTCACCTTCTCCGGAAAGCAGTTCTGACTTGAATTGTTTGGGAGTCACCTCGTCTCCCAGCCAGCTTTCCTCGGCTATGGGTCCGTCGAGGTACAGGGTCCGGCTGTCGTCATCGTTTTGCACCCAGTTCCACCAGCGTGACGCTGGACCCAATCCGCGCTCCGGGTTTTGCGGGTTTTTGGGCTTATCTGCCCGCGTTTTTGCTTGCATTCTTATCTGCCTCCTTATCATAAAAATTGCCTGCTTGCGACAGCGGAAGCATATTGCCGTTGATGAGATACAGGTCGCCGCCCAGCTCCGCAGGAATGCGGTTCATATTCTCAAGCTCACGGATATCGTTGGCCGACATCCAGCCGTTCTGCCTTGCAGTGGCATAGCCATTCATGCGGCTGGCATAATCTCCGCGCAAAAGACCGTCTACATTGAACTTGACAAAGTACGTCCGCTTCTCCGACGGTAAAAGCAGCGCCTTTTGGATAGCCTGCTCCCAGCGCATCACCCACGGGTCGAGCGTATATTTGACAAACTCCAGCGACTGCTGCTCGATGTTTGAAAAGCTTGACTTTTCAAGGTCGCCTACCATATGGGGAGGCACGCGGAAGATGCGGGCGATCTCGTTTATCTGGAACTTCCTTGTCTCCAGAAACTGTGCCTGTTCGGGCGGGATACCGATCTGCTGAAACTTCATGCCCTCTTCAAGAACAGCAATGCGGTGGACGTTGGCACTTCCCTGATAGACGGCGTTCCAACTTTCACGCACCTTTGCCGGGTCCTTGAGCACGCCCGGATGTTCCAGAACTCCGCCCGGGTTTGCGCCGTTTGCAAAGAAGGACGCGCCATACTCTTCGCAGGCAATGGCCATGCCTATTGCATTCTTGGCCATGGCAATAGGGGAGTAGCCAATCAGCCCGTCAAAGCCGAGTCCTGGGATGTGCAGTACCTCCTCGCTTCGCAGGTATACCAGTCCCGCTTTCGGATCCGTCCTGCTCTCCTTGCTGTCCCGCCGGTAGATATAATACAGTTCTCCGTTTGGAGCCCTGTCCACCGTCATCTTGTTTGGCAAAAGCGGGTAAAGCGCCAGCACACGTCCTGTGCCGTCCCTAATAATCTGAGCGTAGGCATTTCCCCATAAAAGAAGATGACTCATCAGTGCCTCGCGGAACACGAATGAAGTCATCTCCGGATTTGGCTCGTCATGGAGCAGGTAATACAGCGGGTGAGTGAGCGCTTTCTCTTTGCCTCCGTCTTCCTTATACCGGTACACATGCAGCGGAAGCCCTGCGATGGCCTCCGCAAGTATCCTTACACAGGCATACACTGCCGTTGTCTGCATGGCTGTCCGCTCATTGACCGTCTTGCCGCTGCTGGTGCCACCGAAGAAAAAGCTGTATGCATTGCCGAACAGGCTGTTTTTCGGCTTATCCATTGCTTTGAACAGGCGGGAAAATATTCTCATATAATCAGCAACCCCCTTTCATCGTAGATTGAGCCATTGCGATCATCTCCTCCATGGCGAAGTGCGCGGTCAAGCGCCATAATGAGCGCAACCGCACCGTCTATTCTCTCGGTGGACTTTTCTTTATCAGGCTTTATATTTCCGGCCGGGTCGGTTTTGACAAAGATATTGTCCATCATCCAGCGCAGTACCGGATATCCGCCATGGGCAATGCGCTCCTCCAAAGTCAGCTTCATAATCTCTTTAGTAGGAGGCGACATGTCCTTGAACCCCTGACCGAACGGCACAACAGTAAAACCCAATGCCTCAAGGTTTTGTGTCATTTGCACCGCGCCCCAGCGGTCAAAGGCAATTTCTCTAATGTTATATTTCATACCGAGTTCCTCAATAAAGCTCTCAATGAAGCCGTAATGAACCACGTTGCCTTCGGTCGTGTATAAAAACCCCTGCCGTTCCCATATGTCATACGGCACATGGTCCCTCCGCACGCGCTGGTCAATATTGTCCTCCGGTATCCAGAAGAAAGGCAGGATCTGATATTTATCCGATTCATCCAGCGGCGGAAACACCAGCACAAAGGCTGTAATATCGGTAGTACTCGACAGGTCAAGGCCGCCATAGCAAATGCGTCCGCGCAAGCTTTCCGCATCGACAGGGAATGCGCACCTGTCCCATTTGTCCATCGGCATCCAGCGCACCGATTGCTTGACCCACTGGTTCAGGCGAAGCTGACGGAATAAGTTCTCCTCCGCGGGATTCTGTTTGGCGTTTTCAAAAGCCACCCTCAGTTTTTCAATATCCACAGTAATGCCCAGCGAAGGATTAACCTTTTTCCATACCTTTTCGCTCGTCCAGTCGTCGGTATCGGCTGCACTGTAAATAACCGGGTAGAAAGTCGGATCTATCTTGCGTCCCTGCAGGATGTCCTCAGCCTTTTGATGCACCTCCCAGCAGATGGAATTCCTGTCGGTGCCCGCAGTCGTGATCAGGAAAAACAGCGGCTGTTTTCTCGCGTCGCCGGAACCGTGAAGCATCACGTCATACAGATCGCGGTTCGGCTGGGCGTGAAGTTCGTCAAATACCACGCCATGGACATTCAGCCCATGTTTCGTATATGCCTCCGCTGAAAGCACCTGATAAAAACTGCCCAACGGTCTGTATACCAGCCGCTTCTGCGACAGCATCGGCTTAATCCGGGACTTTAATGCCGGACACTGTTCCACCATGTCTACCGCAACGTCGAAAACGATGGACGCCTGCTGACGGTCGGATGCGCAGCCGTACACCTCGCCGCCATGCTCAAAATCCCCGCAGGTCAGGTATAAGGCAATTGCCGCCGCAAGCTCCGATTTACCTTGTTTCTTCGGAATTTCCACATAGGCGGTGTTAAACTGCCGGTATCCGTTTGGCTTCAAAATCCCGAATACGTCGCGGACGATCTGCTCCTGCCAGTCAATCAGCTCGAATGGCATCCCATACCATTCGCCCTTGGTATGCTTCAAGCAGTTTATAAAGGTAACGGCAGCATCCGCCGCTTCCTTGTCGTATTGGGATCCTTCCGCCATAAATCGCGTAGGTTTATATCGCTTTAACTTCCGCAGCTTTGCCGCCTCCTTCCCTGAAAAGATGAACACGCTTTAAGTGAGTAAGAAAAAAAGAACCTCTTGCGAAGCTCCTTCTTACCAAGTGGATTTCTATGAAGTTATTTACGCTGCCAGCGTCTTTTTTCTATACCTCTGACCTCTCTGCCTGCGCCGTTGAATCCCGCACCGCTTTATTGAGAACGGAGATGTCAAAGCTCGCGTCCATATATCCCTGCCGGATTACCTCGTAGTAATAACGTCTCGGCGCTCCTAAAGGCCTGCCGTCATTCATGATATATGCCATGGCCGATACCCACTGTCCCTTGAACCGTACCTTAACCGTTTCTTTCCGGTACAAGTGCGGATATCCTTCATACCGATCCAGCGCTTCCTCATCATACGGTGTAATTTTCCAAAGCAATACCGGAACGCTTTCGCCTTTTTGCTTTTCTATCGTCGCCACCGCTGCGCCGTTTCCTCCGCGGAATAAGAGCCGATAACCAGTCAGTTTCGCGCTACCTAATATTTTTGCAGTAGGACAACGGTATGCCATCTGTTTCAAATTCAGGTTGCTTCCGTATGCCAAATAAATTGTCCCTTTTTCCTTGTTCATCGTATCTTCCTCCTTGTGTTTGCCGCAGGCAAGGGGCGGCTGTCTGCCCCGCGAAGCGCATTCATCTATGCCGCCCGAAACCGCCATGCCGCGTTGCCGCTTAGCGCCTTGCAAAGGTGCTCCCGGCAGTTTTTGAATTCGTCGCCGATAAGCCCTATGCGGTTAAGGTATGTCCGCATGGCGAATTTTTCGTTTTCAACCTGCGGCTTCTTGCTGGAAGCGCATTTTTGCGTCAGCGCCTGATGGTTGAGGGCCAGGGCAAGAACTATGTAGCTCCTTATTTTCCCGGCATGCAGCTCGCTGTTGAAACCTCTCTCTCTGTTTATGCTAATCTAAAAATGGACCCCGGTTATAATTGAAAAATCCCCCCCTGACAGGTAAACTCTCTTATGTAAAACATGCATAAGAGGGGGCAAGAGGAGTTGATTAAGTTGAGCCAGAAGCAA